ATATTACCAATCAAATCATCAACCACTTTATTGACACTTGATTTTTCATGAGTTTCATAAAAAGTTTTAGCAGCTTCAAAAATACCTTTACTATCTCCAGCACCACCACTTGATAATTGTGAACCAGCTTCTTTTTTAACCGATAACCTATGAGATGAACCACCATAGATGTCCGTTTTTGGTGTCCCTTCTGAAGTAGGCCATTCACTTGATGGTGAAATTCTATCCCCACCAGTTTGTTCTAATCTACTACCGACATTACCAATATTTTTAGCAACTGGAGCACATACTTCAGTTAAATGAGCAGCAAATTGAGAATAATCCTTTTCATCTACTTTTGCATCTTTAAATGGATTAGCACTACCTTTTAATTTATTATATTCTACACAAATACCACTTTCATACCACGCAGCATTACCTGGAATACCAGCTCCAGCAGTAGACAATGATAATTTATACTCATAGTTTTTTCCTTCATATTCAAAACCTATAGAATCAAATTTTGAACTACTATTTTTAAAACCACCAGCAGACTCACCTGGCCCCATAACATATACTTTAGTATTTAATAATTTACCAACTTCTTTTCCAACAGTATTAGAATCAGTACCTTTAGTGGATGTTATATTTTTTGCTGTTTTAGGTCCAGCTAATCCAAGTTTACCACCAAGTCCTTTAATTATCTTATCTCTAACACTTGCAATTGTAGCTTCTTGTAATACGGCTTTCTTTTCTAAACTCAAAATAACATTATCTACTATACTCTTATCAATACCTTTTTTCTCACACAATTCTTTTAACAATACTAAATGATAAGCATTACTTGGATTAGGTACACCAGTAGGAACTTTAGCTCTCCAATCAAGCCATATTGAATTTAATTTAGAATTCATAATTCTTCATTTCTCCGTAATTATTACCAACTTTGGTATTGGTGATGAAGTTGTTTTGTTCGAGAATTTTTTTGATATCATATAATGTTTCTACTCCATCATCTTTATGATAATCAAATAAAAAACTATCATAGTTATAATGAACAATTTTTGTCTTTCTTGTTAATAAATATGTATGTAATTCCATTAAGAGTTTAACATTTCGTTCCGTTTCATATGATTGAATGTAGTAATTAAATAACTTCTGAGCATTTAGATTTTCTAAATTCTCATCTTTCATAGGTCTATTATAAATATGTGAGTTTATTTTTTTCCTATCATTAAACTCAATCCACATCTCACTAATGAGTTTTTTGGTTATGCCTAAGAATTCAACTTTGTTTGCCACATTATTTGGAATACCACCATATAAATATTGAAATGTTTTACCCTTACCTTTATCTAAATCCACACCATACTTATCAGATAGATATTCATGTACTGATGTTTTAGGAAAATCATAATCAATCAAATCACCAATTAATCTTGGATGATATGCATCAAAGTCAAACTCAATAAAAACATCATTTAATGGTGAAAAACATTTCCTATGTTCTGGTGTCAAGGCAGCAAAGTTTAAATTATGAATCGAATTGGATGGTCGTGATGTAGTAGTGAAGAAATTATAATTCTGATATAATTTTTTATCATAAATGTATTGAGCTACTTGATGACCAAAGGTAGATATGATATTTGTATTGACTCCAATTCCATTTAATTCTATGAGTGTAAATGCCCTTGTAAACTCATCGTGAAATAACTGTAACTCTGGTGTAACCTCTAAATCGTCATTTTGATAATCCATTTTCTCCATTATTTTCTGTAATGGATAATAATAATTGCTATCACTATCACTATAGAACTTAGACCACATTACCTCATGTATTACTTTATTGTAATGCCAATAATGTACCACATTTGAATCCAAGTAATTCAAATCGTTCTTTATAAAGGTTTTATAATCAATTCCTCTGTAAAGTTTCTCTTTG